CTGTATCTATTTTCCCAAAATATATGCCACCGCTGTGGCATATATTATAACCATATCCAAAAAAATAAATACAACATCATTTTTGTATTCCTAAAATATGTGGACGTAAAAAATGCTTAAATTATTTGACGCCATAAAATATTTTAAGAAATAATTAAAAAAAATATTAGTAAAGAAATGAGCATTATTAATTTTTTATTATTCTAAAAAATGGTCCACTTTTTATTTAATTTAATAACTATGCCATTTTTTATTGATTTATCATTAGTGGTTCTTTTATTAAATTAAATAATTGGTCCACTTTTTATTGATTTATCATTAGGGTTCTTTTATTAAATTAAATAATTGGTTTATTTTTTATTGATTTATTTTGGAATTTTAAATATGGAATAAATTTAATCATATGCTCGTATTCCAAAATTATAAATATCATATTAAAAATAAATAATTATAATATATATAAATGGTCCAATATATTTGCAAAAAATGTGATAAACATTTTGATAGAAAATTTTTGTATGATCAACATAAAAATAGAAAAACTGATTGTAGTAATAAATATAATTCAGGAAGTAAAAGTAGTAAAAAAATAGATTATGTATGTAAAAAATGTAAAAGGAATTTCAGTAGAAAAGATTTATTGACAAGACACTCAAAAAATTGCAAAAGTAACACAAATAAAAACAAAGGAAATAATAATGCAAATTTAAATGGTAAAAAAAATATAAATGGTGAAAAAAATATAAATGGTAATGAAAATATTTTTAATAAAAATAGTAAAAATTCAAAAATAACAGTCAATAAAGATAATAATGTTAATGTAATATTATTAAATTACCCGCCTGATAAATATAGTTTTGCTAGTGATATTGGCAGCATATTAAAATCTGATAAAAATCTAATCATGGAAATTATTAAAAAAACTAATATAAATAAAGATCGTCCTGAACACCATAATATTTATTATCCAGATCATAAAAAATCTGTTGGAGAAATCTATAAAAATAATAGATGGAATTTTAAAAAAATAGACGAAATTATAAATACAATGATAGAAAATAACACCGATTGTTTAAAAACATATTTAAATGATTTGGGTCTTTCACTAGATAAAGATATTAATCATAAAATAACAAAAGCATGCCAGGAATTTTATAATGTTGATGCAAGAAAAAAATTAGCATCGTATATCAAAATGTTATTATTTGATAATCGCAAAATGATTAAAAAAACAAAATCCAAAGTAAAAAATGATTAAAAACATTCTATTTAATAAATTATATGAATCAATTTTTAGCATATATATAATTTTTATGTATATGCTTATTGTTTATTGTTTATCAAAGTATTAGAATATCATTTTAGTGATTTTAATGACTTTTTGAAGCTAGAAACCAATTTTGGAATGCTCCAATATATCTTTGTTTGTGACCATCAGAATAAGTAATTTCAGCTACTTTCATCACGACATAATCCTTTACATCAGTAATAGATACACTCGCAACAATTTTGGAATATACTTTTTCTGCTAAATATTCAATGGTATTATCGGTATTAGATGTCATGGCTGATTCAATATTTTTTTTTAGCATTTGCTCAGTTGGTTTGGTAGCGTATGCAAAACCAATTGCCGATATAATGGTTATTCCAATTACAGTTGCGCCTGTCTTAATTGTTGTACCCACTAAATTAAAAAAAGAATCCATTTATTTTTGATAACTATCAGAATTAATCATATTAATGGTATTAAAATACCTTTCATGCACTATAATTATCAATTTTATGATGATTTTTTATGATGATTTTTTTTTTTGATGATTTTTTTTGTGATAATATATTATTATATGTTGGAATTATAATATAATGGAAAATATACCTAACAAGGATGATTTTCATACCAAAACTAAACATACTTATACATTATTTCAATTTATTAAAACAAATAAAGATGAACAATTTTTAGAATATATTTCTAATTTAACCCATGATGAGGTAGATGTTAACATGAAAGATGAAAATGGTAATTATCTTATTTTTTTTGCAATAATGATGAATAATAGAAAAATTTTAAAAAAATTAATTGAATACGGATCCCGATTGGATATTTTGGATTCGGAAGGATACGGTGTTCTTTATTATCCCATTAAATTTAATTATTTAGAAATAATTGATGTATTATTGGAAGTTGATAAAACTACAGTTGGTATATCACTGATTAATCTAAAAGATTTTCGTGGTGCGGTTCCTATTTTTTATGCAATTAAATATAAAAATCGGTATGCATTACAAGGATTATTAAGCAATGGAGCGGATGCCAATTACAGAAATAATGAAAATATGAATGCATTACATTTAGCTGTTCTTAAAAAGGATGTGACAATGGTAAAAATGTTAATCAAATATATAAAAAATATAGATGCTAGAACTAACCATGGATCAACCGCGTTACATTATGCATGTAATTTTCAACTAACAGAAATTGTTAAAATTCTGTTGGAAAATGGCGCTAGTCAAAATATTATTGAACTGGAATATGATTTTTATCCTATATTTTATGCTGTTGTACAAAATAATGTCACAATTACAAAACTACTGATTGATTACGGAACAAATCCAAACCACCAGGATTATGTTGGGAATACTGTTATTCACTATGCTATAATGAACAATGATGTTGAAATATTGGATTATATTATTGGCAATTTTAATGTCAAAAGCAAAAATATTAATGTGTATACCGAAGATATTAATAGTAAAAAAGATATTATTGGCGAATTTCTCGATCCAAATATTGTTAATATTGAAGGATTGAGCATTACACACTTATTATTGTATAATTATAAAGATACCTATGATAAATATCTCAATAAAATAATTCCTGGCACAAATCTAAATTATCAGGATAATACTGGTAATACTGTTTTACATGTTATTGCGGAAAATAATTTATGGGAAAAATTCGAATCGCTACTCGATATGAAAAAACTCAATATCTACATCAAAAATAATAATGGAAAAACTGTTGTGGATATGGTCCAACTAAGGGAAAGAGAAACTTTTTTAAACACGATTACAACCAGTTATTATAATTATCTTAAAAAATATGACGAAGGATGGTTACTAGATTGGCAAAATAAATGTTCCAAAAATAATTTAACGGAAATCAACGAGGAAGAATGTTTTAAACTAATACGCGATACAATTTTAAAAGGCAAAATGTCTGTTCCCGTCAAAAAAAATAAGAAAAATATTACAATTATTGAGGATGAATTGGTATATTTTAGTACGTTTACTGGATCTCTTTTGGATCTAATTTCTGGTTTCAAATATTTAACCAAAAAATATCCTAATGCAACATCATTGTTCCATTCACACCAAGAACATACACATGAATTGGAAAAATATAATCAATCATTAGGAATCCAGGAAAATCCACACCAACATATTATTCAATTTGAAATTAGATGGATATACCAACGAATGTTTTTACCACCAAACTTTGAATCAATCATAGAAAATATTATTAACAGCAAAAAATATAAATATATTATTATTGCAATAGGGATAATATTATCAAATGGTTACCATTCCAATGGATTATTTTATAATATTGAAACCAGGATTTTAGAAAGATTTGAACCACATGGATCGGCTTATCCAAACAACTTTAATTACAATCCAGATCTTTTGGATGAAATATTGTACAAAACAATAACAAATATTTTATCCAATATTTACAAAGAAAATATTCGAATTAAATATTATCAACCAAAAAATTATTTACCCAAAATTGGTTTTCAAACATTTGAAAATGCGGAAATTAATATTAATAAAAATATTGGTGATCCTAATGGTTTTTGTACTTTATGGACAATATGGTATTTTGATTACAGACTCAAATATATTGATAAAAGACCCGAGCATTTAGTAAAAAATTTAATTAAACAAATAAAAATTAATAATTATTCTTTCCGCACAATCATACGCAATTATTCTAAAAAAATCACGGATTTACGCGATGCGTATCTGTCCAAAATACAGCGCAACATAAATGATTATTTGAACAATAAACTATCACAAACAGAACTCAAAAAACTTCTTATTGAAATACTAACCGATACTAGCACAACCTAATAAAATCTAAATATCCAAAAAATTTTTAAATCAATGATTATTAATTCAAAAATTATCAAACATCAACAATATCTAATATATATTCTGCATTCATTTTATTTGTTTGAATATCGCCCAAAAAATAATTTATTTTATTTAATTCTTCTTGGTAAAATGGTTCAGATAATATATATTGTTCTTCCCACTCAAAATCATCATCTAATTTTTGTTCACAATAAATATCTATTTCCATGCAATTTTCTTTAAATAAATTTTTAAGGTCAATATGTTTTTCTAATGCCGCCATAATTTCAAAAATTGTCCCTTCTGAACAATTTGGCGAAAATATTTTTTCTAAGAATATTTTCATTGTTTCATAAGTTTCGGATAACATTTCTTTAGTATATTTTACGAATTCTTGTGCCATTATCAAAAACAAATTATTGTGTGCAATATAAAAATTACTATCAATATTGTATGTCAATTTTTTAATAATATTTTGGTAAAATGCTTTTTCAAAAATAAATTGTAGGTGCATAACAAATTTATATTTAATTGATACCGCGTCCATATTTGGATAATCCAATCTAATAACAGAACAAACAAAATGGTCTAAATCCTGGGTTAATTGGTCAAAAAAGAGATCATAGTATGTTAAATGTGTACAATAAAAAATTTCTTTTAGGCCATCCCGAAATATTTTCTTAACAACATAATCCAAATATTTATTAAATACTTTATTCATAATTCTTAATACAGCATACATAATATTGAGTTTATTGCTGTTCATATTACTTGTTTGAGCCAAATCGAACTTGTTGAAAATACCTATTTTATCAACAATTGATACCAATAATTTAACATGTCCAATTGTTCTTGGATAATGATCCATTGTTCTAAACCAATCTGACTGATCGATATTTTTTATTATGATATCATCTAATGACTCTTTAAAAATATTATTTTCCCTTGTCATCTAAATATAAATTATAACATATTTTAATTTAGTACTGGGAGATTGCTATCCAAATTGCTATCCAAATTTTTATGATTATTTTCTGCAAAAAATAATTATAAAAAAATTGTATTCGAATAAACAAAGTGTTGTAATTTATATTTCAAATACTTTTACCTTTTTTATATATTTTCTGGGTTGATTGGGAAGTGGTTTCATTTCTATTTTTTTATTTGTGTCAGCAATAGTTGTATCAGCAATAGTTGTGTCAGCAATAGTTGTATCAGCAATAGTTGCATCAGTAATAGTTGTATCAGCAATAGTTGCGCCAATTTGTATGTATTTGGTAGCGTTATTGTGACTATTTGTTGTTGATGCTAATATATCATTAAAAGAACTTCCTTTAGGAATTGGAATATAATATTCATAAAAACTGGATTGATAAATTATAATTGGTGATATATATTTTTGGTAGATGATATTATCAATATTGACACAAGAATGACTTCTATCATAAAATTTGATTATTACACCAAGAACACGACTAATAATTCTCAAAACAAATTCGATTGGATATTCGTTTGGTAATTGTAACTTTGTCTTCAGTTCAATCAAAAATGAATCATATGTTTTATCAATATCATTACTGATTGCCATTAACAAAAAAGAAGTTTCCAAATCAGTTTCATCATATTTATTGAATATACCTGGTTCATTTTTGAATGCTTCCATTGTGGCAATAATTAGTTGTATCAAGTCTTCTGTGCTATTCACCAATTTATAATGAACAAATGTCTCCAAAATATCATTAAAAGCTTTTTCTGGATATAATACCATTCCTAATTTATCCATTTCTTTTTCGGCATTGGCTTTGCGATTAATATAATGTTGATTAGATTGGTTATAATTTGATGTTATAGTATTCCCATTATGCAACCAAAATGCGTATTTTTTATTTCGTTGTTTGTGTTCATATGTATACAGAAAATTATCATACTCGTATAATTCAATTATTTTTTCTCCTTCAATTTCTTTGGGTGACATATTATCTGAAACTAAAATATTAAAATGATCAATTGCATCCGAAGGGCAATCAACCAATTCCCGAATATTATAATAACTACTAATTAGTAACAATAAATCATCATCTGTTGTATTATTATCCATAAAAATTGTTGCCAGTAATTTAATATTGTTCAATATTGATTCCATATTGGAATTTGTGTAAGCAATAATTTGTTTTGTCATATTTTCAAAAATCGTATTATTTTCGACAAAAAAATTTTTATCTACGGTAATATCAAATGTTTCTAATATTTCTTTGTAATATTGACTTTTTAAAAGTCTAAAACAATATCTCGTCATTTTTTGTGTAATGATACTGACACTATTATGAAGATTCGCATCTTCATTATCAGGTTTATTAATTATTTTTTGGAATATGGACAAAAAACGAATAAAAAAATTACCCATATCCGCTAAAAATTCTTCCAAAAATGCGGTGACTGGCGCAGATATGATTTTATTATATTTTATTATAATTTGGGAAAGAAATAAATGACAAAATTCTTTTTCGAAATATGTTCTAATTATGTGTTCACAATATTTGATTGTTTCTAGATTTATTTTCTTCAAAATTAAAAAAAATGCATCCAATCTTTTTGGAGTTAATTTTAAAACTGTATCAATGTCAAAACTGAGTGCGGGAAAAATTTTTAAAATATCTAACTGTTCCACCAAATAATCCATTTCAGCGATGTTAACAGGATATAAACCAATATCTTTAAACAATTCCGTTTTTTTCATGTTGTCCAATTCTTCAGTACGTTTATTTTTATAACTGGAGCCATTTGGCGAGGGATCAGCATCATAAAAATCGTCCTCAGTAATAACTAAGCTATCTGATAGTGGATCATCCATTTTATTGGTAATTACAAATATATTCCAATTTTTACTAAATCTTACATTATAATAATTCAATTTTTTATTCTATCTTGTCGCTTTAATATAATTTATATTTCGACGATGTCATTAATATTGTTACTCGATTGTTGGATAGAAGTATTTGTTTGTGTATTATAAAAATGATCTAAGGGTTGTTGATCAATTGAAATAATATTGTAAAAACTATCCAGATTGTATTGGTAAATCGCAATTATATTTTGTTCACCAAGAGAATTATTAATAAATAATGGAACAAGATTACTTGAATAAAAAATAATATCAACACAATATATTCTACTAAGTATACGCAATAATATTTCAATGGGATAATCAAATGGTATCATGGATAGTTGTATTAATTGTTCTAGTGCACTATCATAAGAAAGATTGATGTCGTTTGCCATAGTTACCAATACATAATTATCAAATAATGTCATGTCATCATATTTGTTTGTATATCCTACGGTATCCTTTTCATTAATCATTGTCTGGCAAACTACACGAGCAATTTCCTGGGTATTTTTTTCTAATCCTTTTTCGACAAAACAATTTGCAATGGAATGTGTCCAAAATTGTATTTTATCATCTGCTAATTGATATCTAATTTTGAGTAATTTTTCGTTTATACTTTTGGTTTCGTTTTCTAAATTGTGTTGAAATATTTTGGATGTACTATTATTGTGTTGGAACACATTAGGATTATTATACCAATAATTATTAAACATAGCATCTCCTGCATTAATTGAATTATTTTCCCAATCGTCTTCTCGACTTCTTATATCTTTTATAAATTCATAATATTCTTTAAGTATAACGTCATTATCGTAATCTGGAACCAAATGAATATATTCCTGAATAAACATTACCAAACAAATTTTATCATTGTCTTCTAATATATTTTTTGAACACAATTTCAAAATTTTAGTATTATTGGGTAATACTTTAGAAATTTCTAAATAAATAATTTCGTAGAGCGCTTTTATGAATTCTTCTAATTTTTTGATATTAAGTGTTAAATATTCACGAATTTCGTTTAAAGTGGAACCCGCAACTTGCGTATTTTGTTTGGCATCATTATTATATTTGATATGAATTCTAATAATTTTTTCTAGATAGTCTCCAACAATACCAATAAAATCATCCATTGATGTGCCATATTTATTTTTTTTCAGAATACATGATGAAAAATCTCGAAAAAAATTTAGTTTATTGAATATATTTACAAGTTCAGTTGGTGCTTCAGTAAATATATTTATTTTTTCAGCAATATGAATAGCAACAACATTTGTTAAATTTTTATAAAAGTGTGATACATGCCTCAATAAAATAAATAGCGTATCAAGTTGTAAAACGGACATATTTTTAAATTTTCTGGCAGCAGCAATATCGGTATATTCAAAAAATATATTATCATTGTGTAAATAAATAAATTCTGCCATATCACATGGATTTATTGGTACATACTTCATACGAGAAAAATATGCTGAACCATTAATGTTGGTATATACCGAACCATTCTTTGAGTCTTTGTTTCTATCACTAAACAAATTTGAAAAATCATCTGTTTCCATTGGTAAACAAATATACAATTAATGAATTGTTGTGTGCTAATAATAATATATTTTAATAAATATATGGTAACAGTGTTACTGCATATTTATTAATCAATTTTTCATCATTATTTTAGTTAGCATTAGTTGGCATCGTGTTCTTCATAAATTACTTCTTGGTCAACATTTTCAATTATTTCTGTTGCAATCGGTTGACCAGAACTAATTGCTCGAAGTTGTTCAACAATATATATTACTTGATCAAAGTTAGTATTTTTTATGGATAGCATATTAATTAGTTCATTTATTTTACTATTTTGGGAATTATCTATTTTGGATGTGTCCAAATTCTGTATTTCGCTTTGCATTTTTTCGATTAATTGTGTGGCTTGAGTAATAAAAATACTGCTCTTATTGTAATTTTCTAATTTCCTTTGTAGGGATAATTTATTATTATGCGAATCAATATATAACATCTCAATTTGATTGAGAATATTATTTAACCTTTTGTTAGAAGTCTCCATTGTGACGACGTTGAATATTAATATTTAACATTTCTGCTGGGTTATTATTTGTTATTTTATTTTCAATTTTTTTTGATAATGGCATTTCGGATAATAATACATCGAAAGAATCTGCCGCATCCATAATTTTTTCTGGATGTTCCTGAAAATACGGATTTTGTTGGAGGGCAATATGTTTTATTTTTATTAAATTATTCGTATCTTCCGTTGTTGCGGGGAAACTTTTATCGGATTGATCCAAAGCCATTGTAGAAAAATTATCATTACGAATTATTTTTTCGGATTGGTCTTCAAACGGATTTTTCTTTATTTCCGAATTTTTTTTTAAAGCCTTTTGTTCTGCTTCAATAAACATCGGATAATATTTTTGGAGAACTGAATGTGTAATAATATTTTTCATAATCATTTGCTGTATATTTTGTAGATGCATTTTTTCTTTTGTGAGATGTTTATCCAATAAATCTTTTAATTTATCTATTGGTAAATATTTATTGTTATTTATATTTTTTGGATCATAAAATTCGGACATACATACTTGGAGTTCAAATAATTTTTTATCTTTGGATTCAATAATTCGTTCTAATATATTTGTTCCCAATTTGATTCCATCATCTAATTGTTTTCTAAATGTTGATTGGATATCATGTATAAAACAAATTGTTGCATTAATACCAGATATTTTTTTATTAGATAACATTGCTGTTAATGGTTCGGCTGTATTTTTATCAGTATTTGTCGTAACAATAGAAATAATATATGGTCCATCTTTTCTGTTTAGCATATATCTAACATTATTTTTAGACGATAATTCACAAATATTTCCAATTGTTAATTGATTAGTCAAAAGACAAATTAAATCAATATCGTGATATTTTTTGAAAAATTCCAAAGCATTTGTCAAATAAAAATTACCATCATTGTCATTTTTTAAATGATAAACATATAGTTGTCCATAACAACTATTTTGAAATGTTACTTTGAAATTTTCAATATTCAAATCATTGTTTGGCATAACAATAAGTGCAACATTATTTATTTTTTTTGGTGGTTCAATTGTTGTTATTTTTTTGATAATATTTTGGTATTTATTAGCGGATAGCGCTTTATTTAATCTTGAATAGAAATCAATAGCAGTTGTATATTTTTCTTTTTCCGAAATGGCATAAAAATATTCTAGAAGCAAATATACTTTACCTGTATTATTTGGATGTAATCTCATCCATCCTTTAAGGCGAATTCTTTCACCTGGTTTGGCTTGTGAAAGATCTTCTTGTGTATGACATTCTATTATTTTACTATTGTCTTCCGTTTTAATAGTAAAAAATTGATGGTCAATATTAATTGTTTCTATGATAGCATCAATTTCAATCGCTTTTTTGAAACCAACGTTGATTGATTCCAAAAGTTTTTGGTGTATTTTTGAGAGATCCTTAGGCATGATATCAAATAATATATTGTAATTAATATTATTTAATATTAATATGAAACCAATTAAATATTCAATTTTTTATTTTTTATTTGTCGTATAATTGTGTGTTTATTTTTTTATTTTTAAATAAATAGTAGTACAATAAATAACATATTATCAATATTGCAATAAGTACTAACATCCAGTATAACGGCTGTGATAATACTTTTTTTTCAGGATGCGCCAATTTATTGATTTCGTTCATTGCTTCATCATATGTGAGCATTGGTTTACCAGTATAATAATTAACAATATTATGTAAATCAATGACCCATTTTGTTAAATTTGTTCTGCTAGATAGTGCTTCTTGTGTTAGTGGATATTTTTTTAAATGATTAGTCAAATTGTTACGACATTTATTACACGGTAATACGTATTGTAGCGAATTAAAAAATTGGTAATAATGTTGTTTATCTTCATCCGTTGGATATTGAGGATAATCGAGTGTAACAAGGTGCATAAAATTCCATCCATATTTTCCCCAAATTTCTGGCAACATTTTTATCTATATACATTAGCAACAAAAAAATATAGTGTGTGATTTTATATATAATTTTACATAAAACCAACCAATTAATTTTTATTAGTAATATTAACAAAAATTAATTCATTTACATACTTTTTAAAGGTGCAGAACCCAATACTAGTTCATACTGTTTTTTTCGTGGTGATTCTAAAGTTATCACAAGACATTCAGATTGGGTAAGTTCAATTTCTGATTCATTTAAATCACTCAATGTGAATACTTTTTTACCATTCACCGCAACTAAAGTGTGGCATTTGATTGTTTGTTTTTTTTTATTAGGAATGAATTGTGGCAAATCGTATGTCTTCGCCAGTAAAGCATTCAAACAATCAATAACAATAATCATATTCTCGATATTATCTATTAAACCATCCAAAAAATGATCAATTGTATCATTTTTTAGTATAATTTTGGCTCGCATTGTAATATCCAATATTTCATGTGTTAATTGTACTACCACCAAACCTCCTATTATTTTATAGGGTATCGCACATATTGGATAA